TTCCTTCAGAGCTTCGTAGCAACGTTTTTAGTGGGGATTTCAGGTGTAATCGGAACTCACTCCATTAAGGACGCTCAAACGGCTCTTATAGCTCTTGTAGTGGCCGCATTAGCCGCCGCCCTGTCTGCTACGAAGAGTGTTGTATCTCCAAGTATCGTCAGCTGGGCGAGTTCCAATGATAATCATGTAACACCAGGCCAATAAGTATCGTAGGAATACTACTGGTTATAATCTTAATTGTTATCTTGCTTAGACTTATATAATACGTAAGAGTCGCTTCATGCCCCTTTTATTTGCATTAGCTGAGTTTTTACACTTTCTCGTACGCCTACAGCCTCATAAAAATCACTAAACATACCGACATATATTTGTTTTCCGAATCTGCTTACTGATACTTCCCAGCCTTTTCCTCTAGGAAAAACTCCAATGTGGTCATTAACGGGCTTGATTTTTCGATTATCAGTTTGTTCTTGCGGAGTAGCCCATCTACAATTATTTGGGTTATAGCCCAAACTACCGTTTACTCTGTCTATGGAGTGCTTATTGCTAGGTGGTTGTCCCATATCATTCCTAAAATTTATAAACCCTCTTTTCCCAAGCCATTGGTTACAAACTTTTATCCCACGTTTTCCATAGCGATGATATTCTGTATTATTTTTATTACTACATCTATCTTTCATCGCATAGTAGATTTTGTATAGTCGAGTGCCTGACCCTCCGTGCTGATAATTCTTTATATAAGTAGAATCTCTATACTTTAGCTTCTTTCTATAATGTCGGTCACAATAAATATTTGTTTTGTTACGAGTTAGTCTATCGCAATTTTCTACGCTACAATGTATTTTGCCCATGAGAAGTACCTTTCTTGTGGGTATATTAAGTTATATTAATATTTTCTCACAAACAATATTTTCTTCATAGACCAGTTTATAAATCCGTTTTGGAACTTATAGTTTTGTATTTCATATGGGAACTCCTTCTCTAACTTAAATTCATTCATTCGGGCCAGCCTACGCCAGACGTTTCTTCAGAAGTTATAACGTTTTCTCGGATTATTGGTACGCCGTCGGTGAGGGACATTTGCCCTATTTTACGGTGTTGGTCCGCATTAAGTACGGGGAGTTTTGGATAATGATACATCTCTGACCCTCGTCTAGCGAGTTCTATCATAGTTGTTGCGTGAGGCTGAATACGAGGATTCTTATCACTCATGGCTACAGTATACGCCTTTCTGCAAGTTTAACTTCCTCTTTAGAATCTGCGATTATTTGTTCTAATTCTTCAATAGTAAACTTATGACTCTCAAATCTGCGGGAGTGTAGTTTATCGGCTGTTCCCACCCCATAAAGTAGGTCTAACTGTTTAGCATACTCATAGCGCTCACCGTAGCGCATAACATTGCAGCTATAGCACTGCGGATTAACATTTTCAGGTTTGAATCTGATTGAATTAACAGCCCTGCTTACAAAATGACCTGCCTGGAGCTCTTTCCAGGGCTTTTTAACTCCACAGGTGAGACACGTAGCATAGCCGTTGTTATCGGCGTGATTAAGCCTTACTGCCTGCGAGAAGTACTTATCGGCCTTCTTCTTGAGTTGTGCCACACCCTGTTTCTTCACGGCTAGTACTCTTCTGGGCTAATGCCTTTAAGGTCGTTGATTCCTTCTAGTATAAGGTCTAATTTCTTGTTAAGCCTATCAATCTCACTTGATGAGACTTGGCCAACGGCCGAACCAGGATTTTGGCTCGCTTGCGTCGGGCTATCTACAGGGGGGTGGGCACCCTGACCTTCCGAACCGCTGACAACCTTAACTTTCTTGAGCTGGTAATAAACAGTTCCCTTTTTAGACTGTTTCTCAGTACGTTCTTCGGCTGTGATGTGAATAGCTCCACTCGTCTCTGTAAGTTCGATGTCTTCTTTGGAATTAAAACTAAGGGCCTTGTCTTCATCAGGAGATTCGCACCAATATCTCTGGCCGTAGGTCTCATCGAAATCGCCTAATTTAGATACTTTGTCTAATGAATAACTAAAACTCATACTTCCTCCTTTAGAAATTTAGGTTCACAGCACTTCGAATTAATCATTTTACCAGTCTTACTTTTTATAAGACTATTGGGGTCTCCGAAATTGCAGTAGCCAACAACCCAGCCCTCACATTCACAAGGAGGCAGCGTGTCTGAATCCAAATATTCGTTAAGAGTTTTTATACGTTGTTTTGTTTTCTCAATTAGTTCGTCGTTAAAGAAGCATACTTCCTCTTGAATGAGGCCATTGTCTTTGATGATGATAATAAACTTACCCTGTGGCTTTACATTCATTCCCTTTTCTTCAAGTAACAGGTAGTAGCAGCAAAGCTGGATAGCGTACTCTAGGTGAGCTTTAAAGAACGACCTTCCCTCTCGTTTACGATAGCTAGCGGCGTTCATGGCTTCCGTCTTAGAGTCGGATACTTCCCATTCGTTCGTTTCAGGGTCAAGCGTGCAGAAATCAAGGGTACCAGCCATATTCATATCGGTGCTTTCCAATCTAAGTTGCTCTAGAAAAGTAACTTTCGATTCTTTGAGAGCATCCGATACAATCGTCTCCCACAGAAAACCAACTTGGAAGTTTAAGACAGCTCCAGGATTAGGCGGCGTGAGCCCTTCTTGGCCTTTGATAGCCCAGTAATGAGTTCTCATGCAACGCCCCAAACTTGAGGGGCTTATACGGTCTATATGTTTCTTAGGACGGTTCTTAGCCCACTCATACATAACATCAGGGTAGTTCATCTAGCCGTCTATCCAATCATCATGCGTTGTATAATCAAGTGGGTATTCGTTATCCATTACGAACCTCGATTTTCTTTACACCGCTTCTAATTGGCATGAGACTCGAAGCTAAGTTATTCAACCAGCGCTGGTGTAGCTCAAGTTCAGTCTTAGGCTCAGGTTTTACAACATCTATAGCTTTAGCAGACATTGGTTTGGCTCAGAAGATTATAGTTATGAAAATGTTCTTGAGAAAGAGAAGCGTCAGTTTCATTCATAAATTTAGCTAGCTCTTCGTATCGTTCCTCTTGCCAGAGTTTCTCCGCATGCTTCGGAATATAACTCATACCCTCATGCTCATCAATGAATTCTGCGACCCGTTCAAAAAAGTTAGTATTTGCTATGTGCGACATCTAGTCCTCCTTATATTGTTCTATTGCTTTTTCCAATGCAACCGTTAAGTTGCGGCCATATTTCTTAGCTTTAGTTTTGAGCATACGTTCATGCTCTTCTGATATTTCGGGCGGTCGATAGGTCATGTTTACATGTTACTCCACTGACTGTTTTATGTCAAGTATAAGGCACCCCCTTACTTAAGGTAGGGAAAAACACGTAGCTAAAGCATTAGCTTTTTACAGGGGTTGTATAATGGGGTATGGCAACCAGGAATCTTCATGTGTACATCGACGCTGAAAACCTAGATAGTTCCGCAATCGCTTGCGGGTATACAGGCATTGATTATCCAAAACTATATAACTGGCTACGAACCACTCGAGGGGCCAGCAAGGTTTACCTTTATGCAGGTTACAGTGATGCGGTTGAGAAAACAGCTTACGAAGCACTTAAAAAGGTCGGCTACATTGTTCATCTTAAGAAGGTGATGCAGTACCCCGACCAAAAACGGAAACATAAACTGAAGTGCCCTAGTTGCGGCATAACCAATACACATAAGATTAATTATCATGGACGCCGAAAGGCTAATTGTGATTCAGAACTTACATTAGACGTTATAAATGACGGTGTCCGGAAAAAATATAAGGGTATTATTGTGTTTTCCGGGGACGGTGATTTTGGAAATATGTATTTTCATTTAGTTAATATTATGAAAATACGAGTCACGGTTTACTCACCTATGAGCGGCGTGGCGGGCAGGCGAACATCAACACATATAAAAAATATGGGTACAAACGGAATGATTACGCTCAATGCGCTTGAAGGGATTCTCCCGCAGTACGGGATAAAATAAAAAAGGCCTCCCGAAGGTGGCCTAATTCGAATGCTTTACTATTTTAGCAAACCTTGACAAAACATGTCAAGTATTTCATTAAGTTTTATAGCATAAGCTGTGTATAAGCACAAGCGCTCCATCTAGTGTTTCTAAAATACTTCATTAACTTTTAATGAAAACTTAATCTTTATTTAATAACTGGGGTATATGCTAGAATAACTTTGTCTACATTTAATCGGAGCGGGCTTTTTATTTCTCACGAGAGATGGGCAGCCATTTGCTTGCGTGAGGAAACTCGCTCTTTGGATGTAGACAGTCAGCAATGGCTGTCCTTTTTTATGTAAACAGGAGTGAACGTGATTTATCTATTACTAATCCTAGGGCTGGGGTTGTCTTTCTTATTAACTGAGTTAAGTCTGGGCCTGACGCATAGGAACGCTTACATTATAGGCCTAGGGATGTTCATAGGCTCTTGTATCGCTATTGTCGTGGGTAACTACTCACACCGTAATATATTCGGACTTAAACCCGTTATCAGTGCCTTTATCTTCTACTGGCTAATCGTCGCTATAGGTACTGGTATAAATATGGTCAGTAAAGAGTAGTACATTAGATTAATGCCTAAGAAAATAAAAGAATACCCTATTACCAAGAAACAGTTCCTAGCTAGCCTGGATAAGGTGTTTAAGCCTAAGAAATAGTTACAGGTAGGCTTTTGTATTCTCTAAGAATGCTTCCCGGAACTGCGTAAACTCTTCTTTAGAATCAAAGTCGAATTGTCTAGTTGCGACAGTCTCATCACTCTCTACGTCAATAATCTCAAAGTAAATACTATAGGTCTCTGGCACATTAGCGTGTGGAATTTGCCGACTGACTGCTACTCTATACTTTTTCACTCTACCATCATTACACAGTTCTGGGTTTTCATTAACCAAAAAACTGACTGATTTAGCCTTGAATTCGAAGCTTGTGCTCATGAAGGAAAATTCTCCCTACTTAATATAAGGAAGTGCCTAATAATAATATCCCAAAACAATCACTCAGAATAGTCTTGTAATACTTGTATATTTATGTTAGAGTAGTTTACTGTGAAATACACCATAAGTGATATCCAAGAAGATTTCCCAGATGATTCTGCTGTTTTAGAGTGGCTAATTAACTACCTATACCCGGATGGAGTACCTTGCTCTATATGTGAAAAGGTTACTACACACTATAAAGACCGTAACAGACGGTCATACTCGTGCGGAAAGTGTGGTAATCACTTTCATCCTACAGCTAATACCCCATTAGAGAGAACTAAACTTCCCCTTAATTATTGGATGTATGCCATACAGCGTATGACTTCTACAAGAACTGGATTACCAGCGGCACAATTACAACGAGAGTTAGGCATTACTTATAACTCAGCTTGGAAAATGCTCCATAAGTTACGAGAATATATGTCAGATAATCGAGGAAAGCTACAGGGGGAAGTGGAAATAGATGAAACGTATATTCATGGCAACGTATATAAACGTTCAAGTGCTCATAAAAAATATGGAAGAACCGGCGCACGCCAAGGACAAATAGTATTCGGTGCAATAGAAAGAAACGGGAGGGCACGATTATTTCATGTTAAATCTACAGGTGCACGTATTCTTTTACCTAAAATCGAAGACAACGTAACTTTTGGTAGCACTATTTACAGTGACTCATACGGAGGGTACAGAACTCTTACGAAAAGAGGCTATATACACCATACTACCAATCACAGTAAGTTTGAATGGGCAATAGGAAATAATTTCGTTCAATCTATAGAATCTTTATGGTCAAGGTTTAAGATGGGAATCAAAGCGGATTATAGGTTTGTATCTGATAAATACCTGCAAAGATACTGTGATGAGTTTTCGTGGAGACACTCAAATAGACACCGGGTTTCAATGTTCTGGGCTTTAACTATAGATTTTTTTGTCTTATTGTAGTATCAATAAGTTGATATATTCTATATTTTTGTTATAATCATTTTATGAGTTTTATACTAGCATTACTAGGTTTTAGTTTATTCGTTATCGCTATACAGTGTTTTTCTCTGTTGGTAGGAGCAATCATTGCGATTGCAGATAGAGTAAGCGAGAGACTGTTTAATAAGCCGTTGCTTTAGTAAGTTTTAGCGGCTTTGGCTCGTTTTGGCTGTTTAATACTTAAATCATTAAGTGCCTGACTTTGAGCTTTACTCATAGTAGTAGACAGCCTCTTCTTATCGAGGTTTTGATTAGTATCCAGTGCTTTCTGAACAGCCTGAGTGAATTTACTATTACGGTCTGAAACAAACTGTTTGTACTGCGCAGGAGTAAGGTTTTTCCCTCTTTGTTGCTGACTTGGTTTACTTACGTTATAGTTGACTTGGTTGAGAGCATCAACAAGCTTCTTATTACCTTGCGGCAGATTGTTCTTATTAGTGCTTGGGTTGGACGTTACTGAAAAACCTAGGCCATCTAAAATTAGCGAGCCAAACCTATCCGCATTACCCTTATCAGCCAGTTGGCTGTAGTTCTGAATAGATATCGGAGTTAGTTCATTTCCTGCTATATTTTTAAATGTAGGTGTTTGGCCACTATAGTTTCGTCCTTGCAGGATTTGAGCCGCTGTAGACGGAATAGGAGCGGCTTTTCCGGTAAAGAAGTTTACAAGGGTGTCTAGACCTGATTGGGCTCCATATTTACCAGAAGTTTCATCCGTCAAGTTACCTGAATTCGACTTAGAGAAGAAACCAAAGTTATTAGGCACAAACCCCGGCAAACTACTCTGATGGCCTTTTGAGTAAGTAGGCACAAGTCTGGTAGCTAATGTTAATAGAGCCCCCTGGCCTCCTGTAATGTCTGTCCAGTGCCCAAATACATTTATCTTGCCGAAGTGGGTGCTACGAGGGTCAAGTTCGACACTTTTCGGATTTAGTGCATGAGCAACAGCCAGAACACTACCAACTGTAGTTACCATACCTAGCATGTTTTTTGCCGCTTCTTTTCGGGTAAAAGCAGTAGCATTTTTATCTGCAAGATGTAGTGTGAGTGAGTTTACATTAGACTTAAGGAACTTAGGTGAGAATAACCACCAGTTCCCAGCAGTATTACTAGCGATGCCACGTCCAAAGCTACCACGACCCGTCATCGAGCCAACAAGAGTACCAATACCCTTCATTTCCTCTGCGTCTTTGACATTCTTTCCGTTCTTTTCAGCCATACTAATGAACTTATCGGCTAGGTCAGCTCGCATACGTAATGCACCGCCGTTGTAGGCAGCTTCTGATGCTTTGAATAACCGTCCTAAGAGGGGTATTTTTTCAGGAGCATGAGAAGGGTACGCTTCTTCAGTAAGCGCTTCTAGACCGGAATCTTTACCAAGTCGTCGGTAGTTTCCATTAATTGCATTAGGCCTAGAGTAAATATCAGCCTTTATTAGGTCTAAAGCATCATTTTTACCTCCAAGTTCTCGCCCAATATCTCCGAATGACTTTACGAATCCTTTAACCCATGTAGGAGCAGTTCTAACGTTCAGTAATGTCTTAATACCTTGCCGACCGAAGAAACTATTATCAAGTGTTGAAAGTGATGAGGTTAAGAATCCAGGAGTTGCTTTTAAGCCTTTTCCGGCGAGTTTTACAGGATTCTTAGTTTTTACATTTTTACTTGATAATTTAAGGTCGTTCACATAGTTTTCAAGTTTGACTTTACTCATCCCATATTCAAGACGTTCAGACTTGTTCTTGAATGTTCCATCTGGTCTAGCTTTTGCTTCGGTTTCAGTAACTTTATTTGATAGGTCAGAGATGTTCTTTGCTTCGTCTCTCGTAACACCGAAACCCAGTCTTTTAGAAGCTAAGTCCTCTAGGAACTGTTTTTCTTCGTCTGGGGCTAGGATGTGGTCGAGCCGTTGAATTTGAGAAATCATATCCCGCCGAACTTCAGGAGTTAAGCCTGCCACCTTCTTCGCCCATGCTGTATAAGCATATTTCTGGTTCTTCAGAAGCGTCTTGCTCTCAAATGCGGCGTTTACTTCCTTTGCAGCATTATCATCTCCGACTATTTTCTTAAAAACAGCTCGGCGCTCTTCAGAGGACATCTGATTTAGTTTATACGGGTCAATCGTGCCATCACGAAGAGCGTTAGTGAATTTATCGACTGCTGCAGGCATTAGACAAACTCCAACCATTATTTGCACCTCAGGTCAGAAACAAAACTATGCCAATCTTGGCGAGAGACTTGTAAGGCCGGTTCTGACTTAATCTCTTTAACGGTACTCGAAATAGCTTTCTCTGCACTTTTTCCTAGTTTTTTAGCTCCTACTTCTTTTCGTACTGCGGCTATCTGTTTTATAGCTTCAACTGGTGAGTGGGCGTGTGTGTTATAAGATTCAGCTCCTAATGTTTGAGCTGCCTCTGAAGTTCGTGTATGGCCACTTGAATTACCTAGCTGCATAATAGTGTCCACATCACTTTCTTTGCTAGCCTTACTTTCAACTGCTCGCCTTACAGCTACATTGAATGCTTGGTTTCGTCCGCTTTCGTTACCGCTTGCGATTGCTCTCGCCTTATCTGGATTCTCATTTGCAAGCTTAACAGCATCCTCGGCATCTTGTTTGTAACTCGTACCAGTATATGTGGCTTTGTCTGGAAACTCTTTCACTAGCCCTGATTCAACAGCTCTTGTTTCTGAATTGACAGCACTCCCACTAATCTTAGCCCCCTGCTCTGCTGGTATCTCCCCTGAATTTGTCTTGGCCCCTATAGGGGAAGTGGTTTCTGGCGGGGCAGGGGAGGGGAGTTTGTTCGTATTCTGTTCAGGTATCCGTGTACTATCAAACGGCACAACTGGGTTCTTAGTTAATGCAGAACGTGGAGTTACAACGCCCGATTCAACAGCTTTAGTAGGATTTCCTTTGAAACTGACTGAACTTTTCCCGTAGGTATCATCAAGATTCTGCTGGAATGCGTTGTACTTAGTGTCGAGCTTATCCTGTAAAACTTTCTGAGTTACTGGGTGTGAAACAGTCTGAACATTTGCTAGTTCTTTTTCGTATTGGTTAGACAATCTATTAGACGCTTTGATATACGCTGAGTCGGCTTTCGTGGTAACTTTTCCTGTAACTGGAACACTCTTATCTACAACTGAAATTGGAGTTGTCTTTGGAGAGGTAGCATCTTTGACACTTGAACTACCAAGTTTATCAGCTAGATTTACTTTCTTGTTTGCGGTAGCAATTTTCTGACTATTGATTAAAGCATTCGTGGCTTCATCTTTACCAACAGCCGCCCCAACACTACTTTTTACTGCACCTAGTTTTCCTAATGCCCCACCTGCATCTATTCCAGCTACGTTAGCGAGGACATTAAGAGCTTTGCCTTGATTTACTTTGCCTTGTTGGATTCCTTTATTAATTGTTGCTTGTATCTGAGAGGTAGGTTGCTCTCTTGATGCCTGTTTTCCTGCCGAGATAAGGGTTTTCGCTCCAGGAGCAACCCCATTATGGCCTAATTTAGTAACGGCTTGCTGAACGCTTGCAGGTTGTTTTTGTAAAGCATTTTGTCCAGTTATTACAGCGTTTCGCTGTGCTTGAGTGGAAACCGGTTGAGTAAACTGTTTCGCTTGGGTCACAACAGCGTTTTTGGTATCTACAACAGCTGCTTTTGGTGATTGTACGAATACTTGATTTAAGGCATCTCCTAAAGAACTTGGAACAGCAGCTAAGCCCGTCTTAATCTGAGGAGCTTTCGGCTGGAGTTGTTTAAAGCGTTGCATCCATTGCTGCTGATTAATTTGACCTACGTGAAGTGCTTTATTAAGTGAGGGCACATCGCCTACGCTATTAACATTAAATTTCGGAGGGGCTGGAGCTTTATAAGTAAGTAAATTCTTATTAACTGTCCCGAGCTGGCCGCCAGAGAAAATAGAAGTGTAAGCCATTTTTAACTTCGTTTAATAGCTTGAGTAACAGCGTAATTATAATAATTATTATTCGGGTTTCTGAAATTCTTAAAGGTACTTCCAAAACTACTTGCTGAATAACCAGCATTAATCCAATCAGCGTAAGCCTGAGCATAGTCTTCAGGTGAAACATATCCGTCTCTACCGCTAGCTTTAGCTAATCCTTGAGTAATTGCTGCAGCGATTTGATTTTGAGAAGGCTGCCCAGCTTTGGCAGCGGCTTTTGCAGCAGCGGCAGATTCTTTTGCAGCCTGCTGTTGAGCCTGTTGAGTGTTTAGAACTAGTGTCTGAGCATCATTAGACCTTTGCTGATTGAGTTCGGCTATTTTTGCTTCAAGTGATTTAACAGTGTCTCCGGCCTTGATACTTGCCGCATCCGAACCGCGCTGGAAGTTTGTATTAACTCGGTCAACATTAGGATTATACGTATTAACTGTGTAGGCTTGATTCGTAGCTGGAGTATAGCCACTATACATGATACCTCTGGCATTTGACGTAAGGGCATTGTTTGTAAAGGCGTTCGCTTTAGCTTGGTCAAGTGAAGAAAGATTTTTGGTCTGGTCTTGCTTGAGTTGATTTATAGTCGTATCACGAGTACTGTACGCCTGTGCTTCAGCATCTCTGGCGGCTTGAACCTGAGGCTCATAAACAGATGCAAACGAATTATAAGCAGTTCCGAGGTCTGTTGTTGCTGCTTGATTGTTGGTAGGAGGAGGCATTCAGTACTCCGGGTAACTTTCTAAAGTTTCGTGAATTCCGAAACCTTGACTATTAGTACGTTCTAACTCTTGTACGGCTTGAAGTTTTTCGTCTTGGTTTTTCCCAGGCTTACCAATAGATAGTAGGAGGTTAACTATATCTTCACGGGTTATGCTTGGGTTTTTCTTTAATTCTTCAATGCTCATAGTTGTAATTGTAGAAGTTATGCTTACGTTTGTCTAGTTAGCTGTTTGTTGGATTAGAAGTATTTTTGCCGGGAAAGCATTAGTTGTAAGATTAGTCCCGGTAGATTGGTTAAATACTGTTAGGTAGATATCTAAATATACATTAACCGCATCTGTTCTTACTCTCCACTCATTCCAAATAGGAGTGCTACCACCTCCTCCTAGCTTTGTATCAGGTAATTGTATATAAGTACTTCCATCGAAAAATGTTCCGAAAGGCATCGGAATTATATTGAGACCGTGGGGAATTGTAGCCGTGGCATTGCCGAAAGACCAATTATTCGTAGAGCCAGCTACTGTAACAGCCGGGAAAGTACCATCTATAGTTTTGGCTATCCGAAAAGAGCTAGCTTCTAGAGCAGCTGCTAAAGCTTGAAAGTTTTGATTAATAAAGGCTGTTTGTTGCGAAGAATCTTGGGTTGGGTCAAGATGGATAGGCGCTTGAAACGTTGAGCCAGCCATATTTAGCTACCAAGCAACACACCAGAGAAATAGTTGAAAGGTGAGCCAACATCTACAACTGCGACAGAGTTAATACTATAAAATACTTCTACATAATCACCAGCTGAGAGCTGTACGAAGTCAGTTACTATTAGACCCATAGGGTTGGCCGTGTATTGAAGCACATTGCCTCGTGAAAATTCCGTACCATTTTTATAGAGAGTAATATAATCAATATTACTCGAAGCTCCGCTGGTTCCGTACCTTGCGGTAAAGTGATAATAACCCCCAACAGGAGCCGTGAACCGACCTTGATTCGTTACGACATCAACATTAGTTCCGGTGTCGAAATTCTTTGTATCATACGGCATACGCGTAAACGTTGCGCTTACACTGTTATACGAGGCATTTCTGTAAACACGAAATTTAACCGGGATACTAATACTAGCAAAACTTATCTTAGAACCAGCAATTCCAGCGTTAGTAGCAATGTTCGCATCTGTTATATTACCGTTATAGTCATTAAAAATAGTGTTGAGGGGGTTGTTGGTAGCGGCGGCATTAACACCAGTAACTCCATCTTGCAAAGCTGTGAATGAGATTAAGGACATAGTAGTATAATACCCTTATCTTGGCTTTTTAAACAATACATAATCCGTCCAGCCAAGAATATCAATGGGCTGGTCTACTCCTGAGTTAACAAATCTAAACTGCGTTTTATAATAGGAACCTGGTACTGCGAGACGTTGCGGAGGTAAAGTACCGTCACCATATAATATTCCACTACCTCCACTAGTGGTTGTGCCGTACACCAGACCCACGTCTCCATATTTATGATTAGCTACATCTACTCCTAAGAAGTTAGAAGTAGGGCTATTTAAATCATCTTGGTCAACCTGGCAGTCAACTTGATAGTGACCTTCTTCACCTTGCAAAAAGACGTAATGCCTTTTAACTCGATGCTTAGCGGCTGGATTACCATAACTTAGATATTTACTCCACCAATCTATAGCTATTGGTTTTCCAAGGTCGTTATAACCCACATCTCCATAGTAAAGTGCTCCTACTATAGAGGAAGCCTGAATCCACTGTCCCGTATCACTTTGGGAATTCCACTCTATACCATATCCTGTATATACATCTTCATCATTAAGCCACTCACTGAATACTAAATCCCAAATTAAGCGCTGACGATTAGCAGTCTGACCTGCAGGCGTATAATGGATAAAAAGTTTTTTATCGTGTACCTCCAGTTTAATAGTCGATGTATTAGCTGAGTTCCTAAGTAATGACTGGATACGTTCTGAAGATAATTTAATATCTGTACCACCGTTGTAGGCATAAACATGGTAATCGTTACTCATAAAATAGATAAATTGTTGGTCGGTGCAGACAGCTGAAGACGCAACAGCGCCCTTTTTAGCAGTGGCCTCTTTTAGTTGAAATGAAGTAAGGTCAGTTCCGTACAAGGTATATTTGGTGTTTCTACTTATAAGTGTTAAATTTCCTCCATAAGCAATCATTTTTATAATAGGGTCAGCCGTCTTCGGAGATGGAATATACAGAAAAGAGGTTGCTTGGATAATTTCGTAACTACCCGCATCCGAGAAAACTACGAAGTTTGTATTTGGTTGTAGATAAAAGAGATGATTAGCATACAATTCTACTTGAGAAGCATTCGGTGGTGTTCCTCCTGCTACCCCTTCCGTAGTACCATCCCATTTCTGCGGGCTATCAAAACCATTAACAAAGTAGAGTACGTCATTTACATTCGCCCAATCGTATAAAACAGAGCTCGCATTAAGACCCGATTTAATAGATGTAACTGCTCCGGTTACATCGTTCACAGTATAAACATTAGTATTCTGTGCAAACACTGTCTGTGGGCTTGCTGTGCTTCGATAGTAACGTGTTTGTCCTTTGACTGCTCCTGATGTAGAGATATATGTTTTTAGATTCATTGCGAAGGATGTGGAAGCCCATGTATTACCTGAATTATTCGAGGTTTTGGCTGTAGTCGCACTTGTCGTTGATGACCAACTGTATGAATTGGAACCATCTGCCTGAACGTAAAGAATAATCCAGTAAATTGTCCCGTTAGTTTGTGCGGGAGCTTCGATAAATCGAGCACTTAAATATTGGTAACTTGAGGTAATGGATGAATTTGGAATTGAACTTGTTGCTAAAAGGGTCCCAGGACTCCCTGAACTATCTGAATAAATCGCAACTAGAACTGGTCCAGTCCCATTCGAAACATTTTTAATATTTAAATCAACTCTTGTTAGATTTCCTGTCGTTCCAGCAGTGTATTTCTGAGCAATCCAAGTGACTAGTCCCGCTGATTGGCTTGCAGCGCCAGTAGTAGAAGTTATCTGTTGGTCTACGGTTTCACCAACCGGAACAGAATAAAAACTATGTCCTTGTCGTTTTGAAATTGCAGCACGCTCTAAAAAACTTCCGGGGTTAAATATTCGAAAATTACGCCCATATACACATCTTCGCTGGTCGGCTATCTCATCAGGATTATAAGTGTCTAATCCTAGCATCTGGAAGAAATTAAATGGATATAAAGTCTGGGGGCTAAACTTCAAGGCCTGGTTATTAGTTAAGGTCGATTTAGCCACGACTTACCTCAAGCCAATTGGTCCATTTACAGTTCGGGGCCTACGAAGTACATGTGGAGTTCCTGCTGTGCGTCTCGTCGCGTCTACATAATCTATACATAGTCGATTAAACTGTTGTCTAACAGCCTGAGCTTCATCGTATTCATCATTAAACTCTAACGCCCGTGCATACATCCCTAAAATAGTAATTTCGCTGTATTCTTCTGGAATATTTGGCACATCGGTAGGGTTTTCAAGAGGAGTAGGATTGATTGTATACTTGGCGGATAACGTGTAGGTCTTGTCCGCGTTATTTAAAAGTGTTGGTACTCCGTCAAATATAAACCATGCAATAGGAGTTCCCTGTCCTAAGAGTTGGTAGTTAGGATAATACTTATCAGCATCTTCGTATTCTACGTATGGAATGAGTCGTGAGTAATTAACTGGTAATATAATACGTAAATTAATATACACCCCTACCGCCTGAGAACCAGCAATTCCCGGAAGGCCGGTAAGCGCCCGACTTCCCGCAGTAGTTGTAATGGTATCGTTTTGCTGTTCTTCTGTATTTATACGGTAACGGTTAAACACTTCACGTTCAGTATCATTAGCAAACTGCGTCAGTACACCAGTATCAAAAGAAGGGTCATCAAGTTTATTTTGTACTCTGGTAAATAAATCTGCTAGTGTATAACTCATAATTTCAGTTTACACCAATCGCCTTTAAGAACAGAAAAGAAGTTAACAAACTTATGATTTCTAAAAAGACAAGTATTGATAAAAGTCTGGGAATAGATATTTCAACTTTCACTATTTTTCCCGTTCTAAATTCCTAGTGCGTAATCAATACCATACGTTATTGTTCCTGTAACAGTGGTAGATATTTTAATACTAGACGGAATCATATCATTGGCTGTAGCGTTTGCAGAAGCGCCGGCTCCAGGGAATATCCTTAACGGGGTTAAACCTGTAGTAGCCAGTGCTGTAGACACGAGAATAGGCCATGTATAGCCTGAGCTACTAACTCCTGATACTGTGACTGTTAATGTGGCTGCTGTAGCAGTAGCAATATTAACAAGAACCGTAAGTTTAGTTGCATTATATGTTGGGATAGTTACACCAGCATTTGTAGCCGTGGCTCCGGCGGCAATAACTACTCCTGTAGTGTTATTTCTAACCCTATCCCAAGTAGTGCCATTAAAACCTTCTCGTAATGCTCCTATTTGGGTAACTGTTGGGTTCGCTAATGTATCAGCGGTGGCAGCAGCGGTTGGATAGCCCGTGACACCAACCGTCCATGCCCCTTGTTGACCAACAGGCATAGCTGTATATGGGATGGTTTGGACAGTGTAAAATTCAGCTACACCAGTGATGTTACCACTCGTGAAGGCCGTTAATCGTGCTCTAAAGTATTTAGCTTGGCGGTTGAATACATAGACACCAGTTGTAGTTGTAGAAGTGATAGGGTTGTTATTAACTAGGGCAGCTTGACCTGCCATTGCCACAAAGTTAACATTATCGTTACTCTGCTGGAAACTGATAGTAGCACCACCACCAACACTGGTTACGTGTAGTACAATTGAGCCATAAGAACTCACATCTATACTTGGTACAAGGTCAGCATTAATACCAGTTGCTGTAAGACCAGTTAATTCTTGATTAGTCCCAGATATAAATAGAGCATTCTTGCCGGTTGTTGAACCGTTTGAGTTTAGGATGTTAACTGGATTAGTGCCGTCTGTGATTGTAGATGCGTCATAATATTCAACAAACTGAGCGCTTGGAGAGATAATAACATTTGCAGTACCAGATATGTAAGCAGTTGCTCGTACTCTAAATTGAGCTATACCGAGTAAAGGTGAAACATTATATACATTTGTCGAGTTTGTAACTAGAACACCGCTAGTAGTAGCAGGGACAACACCCATTGGGCCAATTAACTGAGCAGCGATAGGTACGAAGTTTGTGCCATCTACACTTGCTTCAAAAGTAACATTTACTCCTACATATGCCCCTGATATTTGTACCGTTACTGCACCTACACCAGCAAGGTCAGTATCAGTTATGACGGAAGTATTAGAAGTAATGGTACCAGAGGTGTTTGATTGACTAGCATTGAGTTGCGTAGCAAAGACTCCAGCGTTAGTTACCGCACCCCCTCCGCCACTTCCCCCGCCAGAAGTAGGAACATTACCAGAAGAATCTAACTGCACTTGAGTGGCTTTGCCATTTACATCCTTAAAAGGCAACACATAGTTAGGGACTGGGAACGTAAGATTATTTATAGAACTTTGTATATCGTCTAGCCCAGCGATGATTGCCGAATCGTCATTATCAGTCGGTAGCTTTTTGATGGTCTCATTAATATTATTTAAAAGACCAACTAGCGGAGATAAATCTACATCTTTACCTTGTACCGTTACCTTTGGCGCAGGAAGGTTTACCTGTGGCTTAACATCCAATGAACTCAGTGCTTTTTCTACATTAGCCAAAGACTTCTTAACATCAGGGTCAGGAGCAACTTGTAGGTTTTTTAATTGATTTAACTGAGCGTCCAACTGTTTAATGACAGCCTGCATACTGTCGTCTTGCTTCGTGTCATTTTTAACTTCAGTAAGTAAGTCAGTTAGAGTTTTTCCTAAATCAGCAAATCGTTGGCCTAAGTCTGTTCCGTCAATCATATTAACGCTGGGCTTTTGCTGGTTCTGGCTGAACATCATTACAGCAAGATTATTAATCGCGCTGACTGCTTGGGCTACATCTTCGCGTTCTGCGATAGGATTTTGCACATCGACTTTAGTAGTCGTATTTTCTCGGTGTTTCATATTTGCTTTGGTGGATTGCACCATAGCATCTACGACTTGTGCTTTAGCTTCGTCTAGAGTCTGTTTCTGTTGAGAGTCTTTAGCTTTAGCTTGTTTTTCAGCTTCGTTTTTATCAAGTTCTTTCTGAAAGTCTTCAGGCGTCATAAGCTTAAGTATATATTAAAAATTATTTATGACCACAGGTGTTTCCGAGACAGGTAAAGGGCTAGGTCATCTTTGGAATGTGCGGCGCTTAATTCATAGGTAGCATCTTTCGGAGACTTATTGCCTGACCAATGGAGATGTTCGACAACTGAATCATGAGCCCGGGTAAATACACCACGGTGCATAGCCGTCTCAAATTGTTCAGTATCAGCAAAGTCATGACCGTATCCAGGATAGAATAGAACATCAGGAGTATCTACACATCCTGACTGTTCGTCTATATACTTACGTTTTATAAGCGCCATCGTACCGTTAGCGTTGAGCATATCATCACCTACCACAACGCTGTAATTGTCCATCTTAGTTAGTACGTTCTTTAGCCAATCTTTATGGAATAAGATATCGTCAGAACTCATAAACATATAAGGTTCAATTGTGTGCTTGTACATGTAATTCATCCGAGTTACATACCGAGTATCACCGCTATCTCGCCAATAATTAACATTAAGACTATCCAGAACCTTAATACTCTCATCATCTGAAACCATAAAATAAATAGCGTGAGGCTCCGGTGTCATCTCACGGATATTTAAAACGAGCCCTTTAAGTAAGTGAGGTCGATTTAAACTTGGGATGAAGATTGCGGTTTTGTCCATGTAATACCTTCGTTTTCTATAAAGTAGTTCACTGTTCTAGTTATGCCGTCTACTATAGGGACTAATTCTTCCTTATTAAATCCTATAAGTTCCAGTGTATCTGTATCAGCCGTAACCGCGTCCCCCTCCTTTTCTCCTGGTCTCATTGGTAAACTTTTAATCTCTACAGATACGATTTGTTTCTTAAAAAGGGCATCGTTCACCAGGTCGGCAACTTCTCTAACAGCAGTGTGTTCGACTGGGCCAACCTCAATAGCCGTATCAAAGACATCTCCACGATTTGCACACTCCAAGGCTAAGACAAGTGCTTTAGCAACATCTCCTACATAAACCATATCCGATATTTGTTTACCACCACCGTAAAGTTCCATCGGCATATTAGACAAAGCTCTACATATTAGTGCTGGCATTATCTTGCGTACTTTTCCGTGCGCAAAGGGAGCGGCCGCAAGCTGTCGTGGCCCATAAGCGTTGACGGCCCTTACGATGTTTACTCGTGTTCCGCGGTCCTTGTTGTACATATGCGTGAAGCGCTCAATCATATTCTTGGTAATTGAGTACGGGTTATTCATCCAGTGATTGCCCACGGCTATATATACTCCTGGTAAGTCGTACTGAGCGCACGCCTCCAAGAAGTTAAGGCCTCCCATAAGATTTGACTGTGCGGCTGGACGAGGGTTCTTGATTGTTTCCTGAGTTCCAAGAACAGCGGCGAGGTGAATGATACCATCAACATGAGCGGCAAACTCAGTCATCGCTATATCATCACGAACATCACCCATAAAGACTTCACAGCCTTCGGTATACTCAGAACTATCTTTGGCGTGATGGTCAAAGATAACCGGAGTGTAACCCTCTCTTAAAAGTTCCTCACACACATAACGCCCAATAAATCCTGTGCCTCCCGTTACTCCGATTTTATGCATCTAAATCTCCAATTAAATCTTTGTAGCCACGTTTAAGCATGGTTTCTTTATAATACTCAGGATACTCTTTCCAAGTATCTCGAGTAGCGAATGTTCTACCAAGTTCTTCTTGAGAATGTCCAACTGCGTATCCCATGTTTTTAATTCGGGCGCTCAACTTACTATCTTCTTGCATTACAGGAATTTGTGGATTTTCAGCAAACCACGGAGATTCATCATAACGTATTCCTTTATCCCAGAGTTTTTTGGGCATAATCATGGGGCCTCCGACAACTCCGGGCCATTCATTTATCTCCATACCATTTATAGTTCGGCGATGTTCTTCTGATTGCGGGGTCTCGATTGCCTCGTGCTCAATACCAAGTTGCCCGAGTTCAGGAATAGCTTTAAAATAATCGGCTGCCCTTAAGTCCCAGTCTTTTGTAAGTTGCATATCGTTATCTAATCTCATCAAGTGTGTAGGGCTGTATATATTTAAAGCCTGCTCCCAGCCTATATTACAGGCTTTCCCCGGATAATAATTAGTTTCATTTAAGATAAGTTCATTTATGCGGCCTCTTTTTGCTAGACCTTTAAGATACTCAGTACTCCCGTCAGTACTCGCATTGTCTATGACTACTAGAAAGTAATCAGCAGAATCACTCGTTTTGTCCCATAATTCTTCAAGAGTGCGTTTTGTATAGGACAGACGATTGTAAGTAATAAGTGCTATGAGCAATTTCATAGTTTTAATCCATTAAAATCAAAAACAACCGATTGCTTAGGTAACTTTGTGGCTACACCAGATTTAATAAGCTTCTTAGCCTTAGTTGGATGTACAGATAACTCCCCATTAACAGTTTGCACTGTAACTAACTTTCCGATAGGTTGTGCTGGAGTAGACTGAAATTTTCTAAGAAGTACATTTGGTTTAACTTCTTGCCACTCTTCGATATCATGTGCGCCTTCATTCGTTCCAGCTTCCCCTAGAGAAATGAGTTTACGTTGACCGATAGTCCCGGCTATAAAAGTTGAATAGCCCGCTTCTCGAAGTTTAATTCCGAAGTTTGTGTCATGAAGACCATATCCCTCTAGTGTGGGGTTGGTTATACTGCTCGCTGTCATACGGATAAAGTCTCCGTAATTTACAGCGTTCCATCGAATATCAGTTCTAAAATAAGGTTTGTCTAAGGCATCAAAAACTTCTCGCTTAACAAGTAAACAACCTGTTCCCGTGAATATAACTTCACCCTCGGCATTATAGAACACACTTCCCTGCCCTTCTCTCGACACCGGATAATCCATCGCTACGATATCTTTATCAGCAACTAACATTGATTCTAAAGTGCTTTCAGGCAATTTCATGTCGTCTTCAACGAACCAAATATGTGTATAGTCCTCAGAGCTTTTTAGAGCTCTTCTGAGCGGCCTTTCAAAGCATAATGGGATTGGTAAACCATGAGCGAAATAGATGTCGTAGTCGTAGCCCTGGAGGTTCTGAAGCAATTCATCGGCAGTTTGTGACATCATTAATCCCCGGCTTGGTAGAATTACAGCAATTCTCATAGCTTTTCCAAGTAATGACATCGTTCACATATACGAGGTTTAATGTTATGTTTGAGCCAGATATGAGAAGATTTTGCACATTCAAGTTCAGCAACTTTTAACTTCAAAGCATAGCTCATAGTCTCAAAATACATATCCATCTTCTTAACTTCATTAAAATCTACATCTTTAACAGCTATCGCATATTCGATACCATCATACTTAATCGACATTTCTAATATGTTAGACGACTGTGACATTTGGTAACCCCCGAACTGAAGCTTGGCCATCAATATACTCTATAAACTCTGGAATATGGTCCATAACTTCAACATGTTTAACTCTAGCTAAGGCCTCGCGGTATTTATAGATATTCTTCTCATCAACAGTTTTAATCACTAAATCACGCCCAACTTTAGTTAAGTTCTTAATCTCATGTGCCCCGTTGTTCGTATTTCGTTCGCCTAACTTGACGAGTTTCCTCTGACCGGCAGTCTTGAACATTGGTTTTATTGGAATATCGTTTGCAAATAAGAGAATGCCTAAGTTGACATCGTGGAGCCCATAAGCAACTTTGGTGAGTTTTCTTGGCCAGAACACTAGTGAATCACCTTTAATCATTGTGTCCCACGCTGTATCAGTTCTAAAGATTGGTTTCAGTAGTGCTTCAAGGATTTGTTTGGCTATTAATATAAACCCTGTGCCTGAGTAAATAGCATTTCCAGCAGGGTCGTGAAGCATTGTGGCGTCACCGTCTTTTTTAAAAGGATAATCCAACGCCACGACTGGATAGTTCTGAGCAAACATTTTCTTGAGAATCCCTTTTGGGATAATCATATCGTCCTCACATATGAGAACTGCGAATATCTCAGGGTCTTTCAGAGCTTTTTCGACAGGTTCGTTAAAGCACTCTGGGAGCGGGCGTTTATGAGCCCAAAATATCTTGTAATCGAAGTCTTTTAGCTCACCTAAAAGTTGTTCCAGGGTTTCCGAGAATATTAATCCTCTAGAAGCAACTATAACTGCAAGTTTACTTGCTATTTTTTCTTGCAACTTCTTCCTCGAATCTTTCAAGCAATGCGTATATGTGAGACTTTCCAGTTATTCCTTTATCTCTAAACTGTTTAAGTTCTTCAGCTCCAATCGCCATATACTTCCCTAACTTATTATCGGTTAAAGTCAGCGTATAGCGTGGTTTATTCTGGCTGGATTGCTTGGAGTTCATTAAGAAGCTCCTTAAGTACGTTGATGCTTTTAACGACCTGCTTGATATTGTTGCGGTGTTCTGTGACCTGTGATGCACCTTTAGCGGCTATCATTTCATCCTTACTATCGGCTTGGGTCTGCCCTAAGATTAGTTCCACACGCTCACGATAAAGAAACTTGCTAATTTCTTCTAGTTGCGACCGCACATAGGCTATTTTATATACTGGGTCAAGAATTTCGTTTTTACTATCGTCTATACCAAACTCTTCTGATATATCTTGGTCGTACTTAAGTGGACTATCCATGTATCTCCTTATGTTTATGTACTTAAAAGTACATCATTTAGCCATAAGAAGCAATATGTAGAATAATCTACAAGTTACTTGGAACCGTGACTGTTTCCACCATTCCCAGTTTTAAAACTTCCGACTGCCCTTAGAGTACTTGCGCTAGATGCACTAGCAATCTCTGCATCAATCTTCTGCCACATATCCCAATCGTTTAAACCTTGATTAGCCGGTAACGCCCTTGTTTTATCGGCAATTACCATTGCTGTATCTCCTGTAGGAGCTGGAACTATTAATTGCGGCATTACATTCTCTTTGTTTTCTCAATTGCGTCAAGCATCTGAGCTTCGCGGTCTTTTACGTAGTCATCGAACTTAGGGTTGTTGTGAGCGTCAGGACCGTAAGTCTCTTCTGCACTTTGTACAGCAAGGTCATGGATTGATGGGCTATTTACGTTTGGGCCTGGATTATTGGTGTTACCGCCACCATAAGGTGTGGTAACAGTTTTTGATTCTTTTGCGTTCTCATCTACATTATTCACTGCCATGATATTCTCCTTATATTAATTACATTCCTAGTATAACAAAAGAGCCCCCAGAATTGAGGGCTCGCTTTGCCATAAAGGTTCTCAAACCTTTACGATTTTACCACGAAGCCGAAGCTTGGGCGCAACGTGCTGAGTCCGAAGAGGACATCAACGGTTACGAGCCAACCTAAGTACTCCTGCTTGTAGGTAGCCTGCGTGCGCGGGTTTTCCTGCATAGCGACAGCCAGCGCTTCCGTGTGGAAGAACAAGTGGTTATTCTGGTTCGGGCTTGATGTCACCTGAACAAGGTTCTGGGACATGTAGACCTTAACACCATAAATCTCACCGATTTGGCCGTTCTTAATGGAGTTCTGGTCTCCGCCGATACCGATAGCGTCGTAACGGATATACTTATCAATCGCAAGCATTTCCTGTTTACCCTGAGGAGTAACAACGAAACTTCGGTTAGTCTGAGGAGCTTTCGCGTCATCGAGGTAACGATTAACAAACAGAATCAACTGGTCGTTAAGAGCGGTACCGTATGCGCCGTAAGCGGTGAAACCGTTTGTCATTGACTGCGCAATGGTATTATCTACCTTTGCAGCAATGGCGTAAGCAGCCGCTTGCGTGTAGTCAGTACGTAAATCGTACTTAGACTGAATTTTCTCAATATCTTCCAACAGGAACGAAGATTCGTAGTGCTGATTAATAGTGATGGTTGTCTGAGTTTCAATATTGTAGTTCAGAGTAACCAGAGTGTTCTGCGCCTTTGGATTAGCGGTAATAGTGCTGACGTTCGGGATGTTGATGGCTTGGCCATACGCCTGAACTTCGGCATCATAGTGCTTAACCAACGGGAGCAAAACGAGGTTTGCCTTGACGAACATCAAGACTTCGTTTGACCATACGTTCGGGCGGAATACGTTACCAGCGGTTACGCCGATATTGACATTGCCTGAGCCGTAGGCACCTGTAACAGTTGCCATAGTTTTATCTCCAAGTTAAAAAAATATTTAACCGGCGAGTACTGTGTTTATCTTATCCCTGTTTTTCATGTACCAATCGTGGCCATTTTTAGCGATAAGGTCATCAACATTATCCATCGTAATCCGAGAATTAGAGGCTTTGGCTGAGTTTGTAGCACTAGCGCGCGGCTGAGCTGCACGTCCGGTTTGTTCGGCTTGTGCGAGTGCTTCTTTACTACCAGCTTGTCTCTCCGCAAGTCTTGTCGCGGCATCTGTGGTTGAACGACCTTTGGCTACATCGAGTACTACCTCAAGGTCACTTGCTAACCACGGCTTCTCTTCCAATATATTGACCATCGTACTTTCAAACTGTTTTGCTTCGGGATGATTAACGAAGAAACTCAGGGCTTCTACTTCATTCTTCAGCGCTTGGTAATTTTCAGTATCGCTCGATGCGTTTGCTGCACTTACCGCAGTTTTAAGTTGGCCTTCTTGCTGACCTTTTTTACCAAGTTTCTGCTCGCTTTCACGAACCATCTTGGCCATTTTTAGGGGGTCATCAAGTGGAAGATTTTTCTTTGCCGCCCAATCCTTGAGTTCAGTGTCTTCTGAGTCGTCCTCATTTGAGGATTCAGAATCATCTGATTCGCTGGTTTGAGAGGTATCTTCATCTTGATTAACCGCCTCTGTTTGTATATCTGTATCTTCCAGTTGTGCTTCATCAGCGCCGGAATCTACGGAATCAGAAGTTGTGGTGTCTTCATCCATGAGTTACCCTTTCATTTAAATTAAAGAAGTACAAAAAGCTCTAAAGGAATGATAAGCATAATCTTAACCTTTGTCAAAAACTATTTAGAGCCAGCCGAGCTTTTGGACTGACTCTGAACAGGCTTCGACAAATCATCGAGCATGGTTCGGATAGCATATGTCGCTTCTATTTTAGCCATAGACATCCCCTTTAATTCGATTGTTGCAGCCTGCATACCTTCCATTTGATACTTAGCTTCGGTAATCTTTAAACGGTCTATCAAATCATTCCCGGCAGGATTCGTTAGAAAAGCATGATACTGAGCAAGTAATCCTTTATCCATTATGACGGAACCTTTGGAATATTAGCAGTCCCGCTAGTTGGAGCACCGACAGGTGGGCTACCCGCTGTTTGCATACCCGCTTGTTCAAATGCCTGGTTACCACCCGGGGCTCCTGGGTTTCCGGCATTTAAAGCAGCATGGTTAGCTGCAACGACATCGGGATTTTGAGGGGAAGCATTGATACCGGTTTGTTCCTCACGAAGTGGCGAAGGCTGAATACCAAGGTCAGAAAGGACTTCAGACTGTTCATCGGGATAAAGGTCTTCAAACTGTAGTGAGCTCGCGAGGCTTGCGGCAACAGTCGGAGGTTGCTGTGGGGGTTGCGGAGGCATAATAAGACTTTTGGCCGAGTTCTTAGTAATCTCAGGGAATATTTGAGGTGCAGTCTGAATAAAGAGACCCTGCTGGTCAACAAAGGACTGTTTAGAAGCAAGTAAGTAGAACTGCATGGCTTGCTGGCGCTGGGTTTCCTTGATTGTGTCGGCGATTGAGCCTAATTTTATCTGTACATCCCATTCACCCAAGAAAAGGCCAGGGTTATAAGCACTCCAGCTTGTGCCGTTCGTTCCATTCACCCTAATTGGCGTTTCTTTTGTGATAAATAGCTGCATAATCTTCCACATATTCGTAGCGAGAATTCGTAGACCCTCATTTTGGAGGTTCTTCGCCTTAACTTGGAAACGGGCACCTAGTGCAACGAGATTCTGGTTGACCTGGTATGCGGATTGTCTGCCGGTAGTGTTAATAGTGCCAGAGAATGCTTCGTTTGAACCGGTAGCGGCTTGCATCTCTGCCTTTAACATCCCTACTTCGTTGTCCGCGTCAGCTCCGATAGGCTGGGTTTGAATCTGTTCTAAAGCACCAGGAGGAATCGTAAATACAGCACCCGGGACAGATTGAATTTCATCTAATTTCTGAGCAAAGTTCGGGTCTAAAGCCCACATTCGGTTTAACTGATAGGTTAAGTTATCGAATTTTTGAGCTCTGACATCATTTAAGCGTTCCTGGGATGGGCCGATAATCTCTACATCTCCACGTGCATACCACAAATTGTTATCTACCAAATCCCTGAATGGAGCGACCGGAATGAATGACTTAATTTCCGGCATTTCAAAACTAACCGGCTGCCCTTGGTCATCAGCGGATTCTATAGTCTTTGCTTTCCTCTGGAAGGGAGTGTCTACTTCTTCAATAACCACACTTCGATTGGCAATCGTAACCATTTTTTCTTTGTCGTAATACACAATACATTCTACTTGGCCTTCGTTGTCATCGAGGACCGCGTCTGCTAGCATCTCTTCCCTGTCCTGTTTAGCGGTGGGGTCGTCATTATCTTCAGCGAATGTTCCCACCTGGTCAAGGTTCTTATAGCGTGATTTTGTTTTGACATTATCTCCCGCTTCTTCTTGGGTACTATCATAATTTCCGTTTACAACGTTAGCCGCTTTCAAGTCATCCAGCGTCGTGATATAGCGATAGCCTCCATAACCCCAGTCGTTTAAATCATTATAATCAGTAATCATCGGGTCGAAGAAACAGTCTTTGGCGCTTACTACACGCTGGCAGGGAAAGCCATCTTCTCCGGGGTAGCTCCATATGTAACAATTCCCGGCTACCAGATATTCAGTGATAGTACTATCGAGTTTCTGGTCCATATAATCTTTGTACCATGCGTAATCAAAAGCTGACTGGAGTGTAGCCGGGTCTCCAGATTGGTCAGGGCTTGTCGGCAGAAATTCGATTTCTAAATTTCCATTCACGAGATGGGCCTTGATTCCGTTAATTTCCGTGTAAGTCTCCGGGATAAACGTATCCGCAAAGCCGTCGTAACCAATACTCACTCTCTGGTTATTATAAAGTTTCCAACTTGCTTCCCAAGTGTCCCAGAAACCTGACTTCGTGTAGTTTCTTGAATCTCGGAAACCCTTCATCACTTTATCGAATGTCGAGTCCGGCGGATTATCTGCTTCTGGAGGTGATTGGTTTTCAGTTTGGATAGGAGCTTTAGCCATAAGGGAATTGTACTATAAAATTATCTATTTACTAATGTGCGTTTTTTTAGTAAGGCTTTATTTTTCCTCCGGGCATTCATATATTGGGACGGGAATTTACTTTTCACACTGAATTTTCGCTCATTAATCGGGTTCCATTCGAATAATTGGAGGGCGATTGCTACAGAGATGACAGTATCGTCATGTTGGCCGAGCTGGGCATTGGTTCGTCCTCGCTGGTCTCGGACGTAGGTCATACACTCTCGGATAAAGATGAGGTCGTAGTCAATGATTTGATTAGTCGATATCGCTTCGCTTAGTCCATCTATCATCAATGGTTTAGTTCGGACGTCAGTGCGCCAACCGAGCTTAGAAGTATATTCTTCATACCTTTCGTCTATGCCCATTTCTCTCCGATAGAGATTACTATACCCAACATCTCGGAGTCTCTGAACAGTAGTCAGGCCGTGGTTATTTATCTCACAACCAATAAGCGCTTGGTTATACCACTTGCCTAGAATTGAAAGATACTCTCCGAAGTCTGATGGTTCTAAATCGCCCCTGAATCTAGCCACAGTTGTGTGAGTTCCTCTGTCCATCACACTAGCGACCGAGTAATCTTCCTCAATACCTTCGGCGACGTCAGCGCCAATGACATATTCATGTCCTTCTTGCGGTTTAAGCCAGACTTTAAGTGGCGCACCTTCTAAAACTTTAGGCACAATTTCAGGTAGTTTCGATTGTTTATTTGGCCTCTCAATTAATTCGTAGGTCTGTCCGTCGTAACACTTGGTTTCCATCTCGGCGAGTTTCTTCGTATCAAATCTTGGGGTACCGCTGGCTAAGAAGGCTTCGGTGTCAGTTAGTGGGTACTCTTGGTAGAACCGTTTCTCGTCTCCAACAAACTCTAAGAGTTTTTTTCGTCTCCAGTAGATTTGTCCTAAGCTGAGATTATATTCCTTCTTCAGTTTCTTTTCTTCGGCGTTTAATTTGAAGAACTTAGGAGGTTCGATATAGCAGTCGGGGTCAATAGTCCATGGGAAAAAGATAGGCTCGAAAGCCGACTCCCCCCGTTTGGCCGCTTGCCAGGTGGTATGAAAGTAGTCTCCGATGCCGTTGGCGGTGCTCTCTAAAAAGACAGCGGTGTTGGGTATCATCGGGACTGCCTGCATAAGTCCGGCGACAATCTCCTGTCCCTTAGGCCAAAGGGCAACCTCAGAACCGTGTAACCACTGGATAGTCTGGCCTCGTCCTGTTCCGGCATTCTCGGCAGTCGCGGTATCAATCCGGCATTTCAGCCCTTTATCTGGTTCTTGCTCGTTGTCGAAAACAAGTCCGTCTCGGGTATTGTATTTGGCGGTGGGCTGGAAAATCGGGTTTGACTGTTCGTAATAGGTACGGAACATCTCGTAAAGATAAAGACTCGTATCGGCGTTGTGGGCGATGACTTTACTTTGTTGGCCTTTATGAGTGGTGGTCCACCAGTAAATAAGCGCTTCAGTGATTGTCGAGATGCCCTGCTGTCGGGATTTAAGGATGATAAACCGAATAGGCTCATCGTTCATCAGTTTTTTGACAACCTTCTCCACCATTTCCACTTGGGCTGGTTTTTTGGTGATATCTAACGAAACAATCATACCGGCCTTGGTACGGATTTTTAAATTAACCTCTGCGAATTTATAAAAGTCTCCGGCTATGGCTTTTATTTTCTGTAATTGAGTTTCTTTATCCACGGTTATATCATACCACCATGCACTTGCTACTCTTGGTTACCGGTCTATCTAACCCTGACGGCTATTGGTATCTGTGGTGGTCAGGCTTCTTCAGTGATATCACGATATTTTTTGGCATATTCGCTGTTTATTTCCATCATCAGTGCACTGATTCTTCATGCCACCGATATGGGAGACACAAATTTGACGGCTCACCCTACTGTCGTAAACACCATCCCAGTCTTTAAGATCCCCAACGTTTAGAGGTCTCTCCGCCCATTTCATATCGTACATTGTCATAAGTTGGAAATGGATTGTGGATTACAGGCATTCCCAGTTCACCTTTTTCGGGGTCTTCGTTTACTTTAAAATCATTCTTCCACCAGAGAAAGTACTGTCTGCCATTCATAAATGTCTCCGGTTCCTTGCCTACAGCTGGGAAAATTGGTACATCCGGCCAGCCTTTCTGCTTAACGGGCACGGCTGCTAACGGAACATCATACCAATATAAAGCTTCTCTAACTGGATTTGGTTGGTCATCTTGGTTATTACGTTTAATAGTGAATTTAAATTTATGTGTGACAGTTGGTTCATTAAGTGTGACATTATGTGTGACAGAAACTATCCGTGACAAGTCTTTACGACATTTTGGGGAACAGGTTCTAGCGCTTCTTTTACTCTCGAACTCTATCTGGCATACTTCGCATTTATTTATCATATTTTAAGTGTATCAAATTATTAGGAACATGTCAATAACAGATACAGTTACCCCACATTATAATAAATCCTTAAGGATAGGTTCACTACGTTCCACGCGCCAAGAAAAATACCCCGTTGGCTGGCCAACGCACCGCCCCCACAGGGGTAATACGTTAGTTCTTAGGTACTACGGATGGTGTGATGCAGGTGAGTGTGTACGTGTGTATGCATAGGTATACGCTATATGTAGTGGTATCTGTATGTTTAGCATATGTTGACCCCTGTTATAGTACGTCGCACAATGAGTAATGTACGACTCTATAGGTGTGTGTACATATGCTTAATTAATAGGGGTGTAACAGATAAGGCCTGTATTTCAGTTACTATTGTAGACGTACCTGTTAGTCAGTAATAATGTTTGTAGTCTTCTACTTAGGTAGTAACTAGGCGATTCCCCTATAGTTCCACTACTCTGCGTACGTCTTTGCTAACTCGGTGTTACCCATTATAAGTTCTTACTTTTCGGGCTTTTAACAGATTAGACTAATCGAACAGTGCATCTTCTATTGTGGCTGTAGCGTTGACATTTATGTTCCGTTTTACGGGCGTCCCAATGTTGTGTTCTATGGTTTTCCAGACATTTGTAGTGGCTATTTGCTCATTATCGCTTGTTATCAGTTTTGGTAGTTGTTTCAATGCTAATTTGGCATTTTGTTCTAGTTTCTTATCAATTTTAGCCTTAATATCAGGCCTGTTCTTTAATCTATGGGCTTTGAGGCGTGCGTAGTCGGGTCTGTCCGCTAAAGCCGGTTCTGCGGCTCGTATAGCGGTCACAGGGCTATTTGTCTGTGCTAGGACTTCCACGAATGTATCATCGTGCTTTTCCCGCTGTGCGTTTTTAGAGAGGCGTGGCATGTGGCTCGATTCTCAAGAAGGATTTTAAGTGCAGGTCATAACAAAGGTCATCACAGAACTCTCCATGAATGTTGTCTTTGCTGGTCCTCGCATTGCAATAGAGACACATCAGATTCTCGTGGTGATTACTGAACGTCCTTCAACTAAGATAACGATACCAACGACAATCGCTGCGATACCTAAGAACGTTGCTGAGATGGCGATAACGCTTGCGAGATTGAGTCCGAACAAGATTAACCAGATGCCGAGTAAAAGATTTCCCATGTGTCCTCCTGAGTTATGTTATCAGTATACTCTATTGACTTATTATAGTTATTGTGGTAGTATGTAATAGTTATGATGAAAATTAAGATTAAACGTAACAACAAAACAGACCTTAAGCTGACACTGCGTCAGACCGTTTACAAGGCCGCTGAGACGTTTTATGAGCGCTTTACGTTCTACCAGCACTATAGTGAGCGTTCTAAGCTTACAGACGACGTATAGGCTTTAGATAAACTTCATTTGGCTGTTTAACTGGTCTCTCGTCGCCTGTAGCCGTTTAAGGTGCTTTTCTGCGGGCTTTCTGCTTGCTCCGTAGGTTTTCTGTAGGAAATCGTCTAAAAACAACAGAGCGTCTTGTTTAAAGCGCTGAGCGAGCACAACGGCTTCAGGTTTATCACGCATGACCTTGTAAGCGACGTAGCTCTCTAAGAAATCTTCTGGGCTATTCATATCAGCGTAACCGCTACCGTTGAAAGCGTTAAGACTGTGAATCAGCCACTCTAAGCCTTCCGTCTTTGGTTTCTTCTTACTCATATACCCTCCTATACTTTGTATAGTATTAAAGGCCTTCGGCCTGTCTAACAGGGGTTAGGATGCCCTCCCAGTCTCTGCCCTTGACGGTTAAGGATGAATCGATAACTGTCAGTCTGTGGTAGGGCTGTCGTGGTTCGGCTAGACCAAAGCTCTTTTTTTACGTAACCCTCTGGTCTAGTTCCAGCTACGAACATACGCTAATATGTTGATATCAATTGTACACACATGATACTATGTAGTCAACACGCCATTGGTAGTGTTCTCGGAGAGCGAATATACGCTAATTAGCCCCACCTAAGACGTGGGGTGCTCTCTTTTAAAGAGCTTAAACAGCACCATTACAAGATATATAACTAACGGTATAAGGTTTATGGCTATGAGGATGTAGTTAATCATCTAGGTGTCGTACTTTCTGAAGATTATACTTTCCGCACACTTGGCATTGGTAGTAGTACGTATAAAGCGCTGGTCCGTCTTGAACTGTAGTTTTAAGAAGCCAGTGATGGCGTGTAAGCCAGCATTTAGGACGTTTATATAGTTTCATATATCTATTGTAACAGAGGTCAGGTTGGTAATCAAGTTCTTTTCTTGTCTGTTCTACCGTCGTACGTTCGTTATAACGCCACGGCCTTCAAATAACAGAACTACGCCTACAACGACAGCGAAAACGCCTAGAATCGTCCCTGAGAGGCTTATAACAGCTGCTAGCGTTAGTCCGTAGAGTATTAACCATATTCCTAAAAGGAATATTCCCATATTAAGCTCCTTTAGTGATTGATGTGCTGGTCATGATGTACTCCTTTAGTGGATATGTGTTCCCATAATGTATGCTCCGTTTAATGAGTATAGTATAGCAGAATTAAAACAACCTCGGCGTTAAAGCTGCATTAACTAATTAAGGGCTTCAGATACTTCTCTTCTGCTGCTTTTCTGGCATTGATAGCGTCTTCTTTGTTCCGATAGTACCCAAGAGTTAGTACTTTTCCTTTGATTATAATCTTTGCTAACCAACGCTTTTTGTATTTAAACCAGTACACACCTGTCTGACCACTTGTGTTGTTTTTAAGAAGTCGCCGATTGTAGTTCTGTAAGTGTCTTGGTAACCACCGGCAGTTTTCAGGAGTGTAATCTCCAGTGTTGTCTATGCGGTCTATTGAGTGTCCTTCTGGTCGCTTACCCATATCATCTATAAAGTTATCAAATGTACTCCAGCGTTCACAGACTTTGATACCTCGTGCGCCATAGTTCTTGTAGCTCAAGGCTGCTGGGTTATAGCACCTCTCGTGCATTCTCTCCCAAGTGAATCTTTCAATGTCTTTTAAATTCTTCATCAACGTTATCCGAGGTTGCCTGTTTGCCCGTTAGGGCGAGGCCGAAGCCCATAGTTCAAGCACGAAGCTTGATAAGTTTAATTATATCAATCGTGGTCGAGCCAATGCAACTTTGAGTCTTCCACACTCGTTGCCACATACTCACATTTTGAGCATTTAAGTGGATGGGGCAAGCTCATTTCATCTCCATGCTGGTTAAGAAGCTAAAGTATTTCGCCGGGTCTTGGCCGGTTAGCGCAGTCTCCAAGCTTGTCCAGATCTTTGCGTCCGATAAGTTCCATGCAACCTTACAGTAATATTCAAATCTCGACTGGTTGTTTAATCTATCACATAGCTTTTGAGCTATTTGTCTTACTTCCACTAGTGTTCTAGTGTTAGTGTTTTTAACTTCACTATCACTAGTGATTAGTGGTTTAGTGTTAGTGATAATCTCACCGACGCTAGATGTACTGTTACTCACTTGACACCTCCTTACCCACTGTGATAAGATTTAGACATCTCAAGAGACGCCCTCGACTAATCCTCGGGGGTTTTCTATTTGTTGCTGATTTCGGTTTTTAGTCAGTACTAACCAAGCGCCTAGATTTAGTCAGTTTCTCAAGAGACTAAACTTGCCACTATATTATCAAACTCACGCTTACCTGTCAATCACGTTAAGTATGGACACTCATGCGTTACAGGACAGCCACAGAGCAGGCAGAACTTATCGAAGTCTACGAGAATCCAGCCACGTTTCATATAAGTGTAGTTAGCCCCTGTTATTAAGTTCTATAAGGGCTATATTAAAGTTGTACATCACTTCCTCATATAGATTCATTATACATCCTTACCTTCTCTGAGTTCATTGATACGGTTTTCCTTGTAATCATCAGTCTCGTCTAAACTTTCCTGATAATCGGCTCCGTATCGCCGCCGAGTGTCTATTCGGGTAAGCTCATCAATCCTAGCTTCATTTAGCAAGATCTTAAATTTAGCTTTGGCTTCGGAAAACCCTATTTGTTCCCACGAATCAGCCGGATAAATTTCGTTTAGTATTTCTACTAATATTTCGTCAATGTTCGTCATCTTTGTTTTCCATATTGTCATCGAACCAGGAGTTACCATCGTAGTGGTCTCCATTATGCCCTTCGTGAAGTTCACATTCGCCTTCATATTCACCGTCCCACCAAGAAACCCATTTACCACACTCCTTATCTAATGTATCCATAGTTAGTCCTCCCTGGATGACTTACTAAGATGTTCTGCCAGCTCTTTAGTTGCTACAAGCGGAGGGTTAAGCTGTACATGTGCTGGTGCCTCTGATGGTACAGTCATACGCTTAAGTTCTACGGTCTGGCTGTGACCTCGGTACATACCCTTCTTATCTTTTACTATCTTACCTGGCTTATACCGATTGTCTGGCTTTGGTAAATCAATCATCAGTCTTTATCCTGGTTAGGTTTAGCGTAGTTCATATTCCTTTAGCACCCTTAAATTATCCATAAACTTCTTTTGTTCTTCCGGGCTACCAAAGATTAGTACCGTTGCTGACGGTCGTAACTCCTGCCCCATAGACGGCTTCATTAACGTTGCTGTACAAGTCTCAGTATGCTGCAAAATACCCTCTAGACTCGTAGCGCCACATTCCGTACAGCGTGATTTAATCATTTGTCTAAGCCTTTCTGAGTCTTCTCGTAGTCTTTCTGGACTAATTGATGCTCTCTTTCTATTAGGATTTCAAGACCACGTCGAAGAGTCTGACCTTTTGCTTCTACGATTTCCTTGAGCATACTGTGGTAAGGCTTATCTACTACTAGGGTTGCTTGTGTTTCAGGGTTATATGGCATTATTTTGCTGCTCTCAGTAATGCTAGTAATTTCTTAGCGTGCTTTTCGTAGGCTGCTGACCGTGCTGACCCTGCTGCTGACTCTGCTGACCATGCTGACCATGCTGCTGACTCTGCTGACCGTGCTGCTGACCGTGCTGCTGACTCTGCTGACCGTGCTGCTGACCATGCTGCTGACCGTGCTGCTGACCATGCTGACCATGCTGCTGACCGTGCTGACCGTGCTGCTGACCATGCTGACCATGATGCTGACCATGCTGACCATGCTGCTGACCGTGCTGACCGTGCTGCTGACCGTGCTGCTGACTCTGCTGACCGTGCTGCTGACTCATCCCAAACACCTGTCTTTATAGCCTCATCAGTTATAGACAATACACCACGTATAGATTTAACTACTTCTTCTTTCAATTCGAAGGGTAGATCTAGAGACAGGACTCTTTCGATGTTTTCTTTCATAAGGTATGACGTAAACTTCCATTTTACCGGCTCTAGGTCTACGTTTTCAGGGATAGCTTTAATGAACTGCTCAGGCCACAGCAGAGCTTTGTCTTTAGGCAGGCCTTCAAAGATAGTATCTTCTAATCTAGCTATCCATTCAGGAATACCTAAATCAGTTTCATAACGTTTATGGTTTTTATATTCAGTGTGCAGTTCATTGCCTTTTAGAATGTCTATAGAGCGCAGTGAACAAGCTACGGCACAACCTTTCCAGGTGCCGTTTTTTCGTCCATATGTACCTTGTAATATTTGGTCAGCCTTTCGATGTTTCTGTACCTCAGCTAACATATCTGACTTGCTAATTCCTTTGGTGAACGTCTTCATTTGTACTCCTTAATTATGTGTCAATGGTATCACGCACTCATATATAGTGTCAATACCTAGTTATACACAGGGTAGTGTAAAGTTACTTGACATTATGTTTCTATGGGCGTAAGCTGTATTTAACTCATCAAAAGCGGTGGGTCGGAACTTAAAAATCAGGGACAGTTGGTTAATAAATAAGGAGAACGATGAAAGTCATCAAACGCTATAACCAATACCGGCGAGATTTAAGTATAGATATGGAGTGTGAAGGTTGTGAGGCAACTGACAGCTATCATAGTGCGTATGACGACCGTTACTTTTGGGACAGTGTCGTGCCGAACTTCAAATGTAATTCTTGCGGTAAAACTACTCGACAGCTTGGAGCTGAAGTCGAGCAAATGCCCACTCGCTATGCAGAGGGGCAACAAGTTTAAGGTAAACGCTAACTTAATTGTTAACCACATGTCCCTGATTACAAAAGGAAATAAAGGGGTCTTACGAAAGTAAGTGGTAGTTCAGCTCCAGCCCCTTATCCTTTAGAAACCATATTGGTTTGATGTAAGTTTTAACAATCTAGAGAGCAGCAGTGTGGGTTAGGCTCGTTCGATTCGAGGCTCGTCGCAAGGTGACGGCTTACGTCGGCGGAATGTGGTACAACCGGGGGCAAAAAGTCATAAAACGCCCTATTATCCAACCCACTCTCATGTTCTCTAGAATAACTATTGATGGTGCTAGTTTATTGCTTCCACGGGGCGAAAGCCTTAGCACTGCGCTTATACGCAGTTCGAATAGTCCGGGGTCGCCTGAGCAATCGGGTGCCCTGTGGAGGTAAGAAATATGAGTAAATGTACGATGTGTAAAGGAACAGGCTCGGTCCTAGTAAACGGAGAAAAGCGTTTATGCCTAGGATGCGGCGGAGAAGGAGAGGGTGATTTGTTCTAGGTGTCATCAATAGGAAGAATAAGCTGGTGCCAGCGTAAGTGTGTGTGGCAACAATTCATGATTACAGGGCACACAGCCAGCTATTTACTAGTAGTGTGCAGATGGAGGTCGCCGGATAACAATGACCCGCTTGGCCAACGGCGAGTTCTGCGGAGTAACGGCCTCCACCATCTGTTCATTACATTTACAGGTATTGTTGGCGGTAAGAACGGTTGAGTAGCGTGGAGTTCAACGAAGCGCATTCTAGATTCTACAATTCCTATTATTACCGCTATCTGTGCCTATAAAAGTTCGGAAGATATGCGAGTTCTTCGGAACGATAATAAATCATAAGAAAGGGATAATATGAGAACGGCAAGTACAAAACAAGTAGAACTTATGGCCTATGAAAAGCTGAGCGATGTCTCAGTTATAACAGGAGCAGTAAAAACCATCTATAAAAGGCATCAGGAATTCTTTAATATGACTTTCTGTCTGTCTCTTGGGCTTTTATTCGGGCTTATTGTAGGTAGTCAGTTATGAGAGAAATTAAGTTTAGAGTGTGGGACGGTGAATTTATGCACCATTTTGAACTATCCGATATTTCGGCTGGTGGTGCTGTAACAGGTAGTGAACATGGGTGTATTGACCTTTTTAATGGTGAGCGTAAAGGTGACATCATGCAATACACCGGCCTCAAAGACAAGAACGGCGTTGAGATTTATGAAGGGGACATTTGCGAAGATGTATTGAACGAAAAATGGCAAGGTAAAATATATTTCGAAGATGCTTGTTTTTACTTTGGCTGGGAAAGTATTGTTGAACCATTAAGCGAAGTAAACGACCAACTTGAAGTCATCGGCAACATCTACAAGAACCCGAGGCTGGTGAAATGAAAACTGTCCCGAGACTCGGCCTCATAACCCTCATAGCTCTTGGAATGATGATAGGTACTATACTAGCTGTCCGGATTGTAATCGTACATGAAATCGGTGAAGAGGGAGTTAATTATATGAGGAGCCAGGAATGAGTAAATTATTCAATTTCCCGATTAAGACTTTTAACCCAGGGAATCTGCTTGAAGAAATGCTTGCCGCAGACGAAGGGACGGTGTTCGTATTGGGGGAGAAACATATCCCGAACCCTGAAGGTGATGATACTGTTGAGATGACATTCGTTCAGATTAAGAAATCAAGGGATAATTAAATGGATATTACAGATATCGACAATTATTACGAGAATTTCCTAGAAGAAAGGATTGAGGAACTTTATGAGCAAGACTAAGTTTACAATGCCAGAAGGTGGGTATTATAGATTTACTTTGAAAATGATACCGATAGACGGTGGTCAACCCCAAGAGTTTCAAAAAGTAATTAAAGCTACAAGTTACGAAGAGGCAGAGGAACTATTTCATGAATATTTAAAGAGTCAAGATGACTAATACTACTGAGCTACAAGATAAAATAACTGACCTAGTAATTTCTCTTAAGCAAAAGCACGGCACAGAGCGTCAGGAAACATTTAATATGATAGGCGACCTACTAACATCAGAGAAAGCATCTTTGCTTGAGGAAGTGGGAAAAAAGTTGCCGAAGCAAAAAGAATATATACCAGCTGTCGATATAGCAACATACCACGATGCAGATAGGGCGAAAGAAATTAGAGCATACAATAACTGCATCGACCAAGTAACCACTCTACTGAATACCATGAAAGGAGAAATAGTATGAAAATCCACAAAAAAGATTGTCAGTGTCCGTGTACAAAAGCAATAAAAGACTACGCTGTAGTTTGTTTCTGTTGCCAAGGCACAGGAGAAATATCGTAATGGAGTTAGTAGAGCTGATTGAAAAAATACAAACTCTTAGCACTTCTGATAGGAATTTTATTCTCCAAGAGATAATAAAAGACGAAAAAGTTAGTGTAACAGAAATTATTTTAGCTAGAGTATATGTACTAGAAAAATTCAAACAAGACGCAAGGCAAGATATAGTTACTGTCGCTCAAGCAGGGCTAGAACTGGGCGAAAAAGAGATGCGGCTTGTAACGGGTATGGGTGGTAAAACTAGGAAAAAGACCAATTCCTTTAAGTTGAGCATGGTTAAGTGCTTAGTAGACGCAGGGGCATTTAAGGGTTCGAAATACGGAGATGAATTAGCTAATATTGATTACTCAGCAATTGATAAGAAATGGTACGAAGATTGCTGGCAACCAGTCACTACTAAGCAGGAGCTGAAACGATGAAATGTGAAGCTGGATGTGAGTGGTGCAACTTGTGCCAGACAGTACATCATAAATGTGATAACCAGGAGAAAACACCATGAAAGACACTAACCCCGATAACCAGCAACTATGTAACAGGCGGTATGGAAATTATCCGTCAACTATTCAGATTATTGACGGAGTATGGTGTTGCCCGAGCTGTAAGAAACCAGTAAAGGAGCATAAATCATGAGCCAGCAACCAGACAATTTAATACCAGGCAGTATTGGAAGACCACACCCTGATGTGCCTGAGCAATCAGACGAAATAATGCTAATTTGTAATGTAATATTCAAGAATGGCCAACCTATACTGATTAAAGCGATAAGCGACGCCCCTACCGATAACCTCCTATTTAAGGCTTTTGATATCCAAGCATACGTCGATAAGGCTGTACGAGAAGCATATGCTAGAGGTCGTCAACAGAAAGCATTGGAAATTGGTCGGCTAGAAAGTAAGGGAAAGTAATATGCCACTTTCACCAAGATTACGAGAAATCATGGAGGGCAGGGATTTACGGACTGAGCATGAGTTACTAAATATCTCCGTTAACATTCAATCTTTTCGGAAAAAACTTGGCTGGTCACGGCGTGAGCTAGCTCGTCAGCTGAATACTTCACCCCCTGTCATCATAAGATGGGAAGAGGGATATGGAATAAACAGCACGAGTCTTAAGAAGTTGGCCGACTTATTCGGCATAACAATTACTGATTTATTTAACACGCCGAGAGCTAACTATACCCATACTCAAGTTACTGTAATCGACAAGGATGAATGGTTAATAGAAGGTGGGGGAGACTAATGACCAAGCGCCAAGAGTTCATAGAGTTCTGCTGGAAGCTAGGACTTAAACCATCCCAGGATTTATACGAGAGCTACCTCTGGGCTGAGAAGATTGTGGAGGATAAATGAAAACCGAAGAAGTAGTTAAACTCTGTAAGCACCGTCAGAACATGGCTAAGATTGAGATATTCGCCCCTCGTTACTCCACCAGAGAGGTCTTGATACACCAATTAAAGGTCAAAGAACACAACATTATAGCCTTGACTAAAGCCAATTCCTTAAACGGTCTGTATTACATATCTGGGAAACGAGTCAGGAAAGGCCGTAACGACACCAACGGGACAGCCCCGATGTATGCAGTAAAGCTTGATGACCTGTTGCCTTTTGAATGGGAAGAGAGGTGTATACACGAATACTAACTCCTTATAAAAACACCGTGAGCGATTTATTTTACTTATGGTGTATAGTTATGCTTAGTTAAACAAGGATTAAGTATGGCAAAGTTAACAGGTTCGCAGAGGAAGAAAATACCAAAAAGTTCATTCGCTGTCCCGTTAAAAGCACCAGATTCAGGGAGCTATCCTATACCTGACAAGAGTCACGCCCAGAATGCATTGGCTCGTTCTTCGGGTAAGCCAATTGCGAGAAAAGTAAAAGCAGCTGTCGCTAAGAAATATCCTGGCATGGTGCACGGAAACTCAGCAAAAGCCGCCCCTCAAGTAGCGATTACCCACCAGATGGCTAAAGCTATAAAAAATTCACCAAAGGGCAAGATTCCTGCTGGTTTAATGCGTTCATTGAAGAAAAAGTAAGGAGATACTATGGGACAAAAAAGCGGAAGAATTGGTCCACTGAGCGCTGGGTCTAACGTGATTACTACTTCTCTAACCGGTGCGCCAACTTGGGCAACTATCATCGTTGGCGGTAAAAACAGTGGGGATACAGATAATCACGGTTGTATAGGTACAATGGATGGAACTAATCAAAATGTACAATACTGGTCTCCCGCAAGCAGCGGAACCGATAACGCTAATGTTATATGGATTAAAGATGGGTCTGGTACTACTCAACTTAAGGCATCTTGGACATCATTCGGCACGTCTGGGAGCAACGGTACTGTTACTATAAATGTTTCAACGAATAACACGAGCTTCTTGCCAACCCTTGTAGTAGGAAACTGATGAAATGTCCGAGAGCGACTTTAAGAAAATACGGGTACATCTCAGGCTTCTGACAGTCTGTGTACTCGTCTTAATCGTTCTCTTAGCTGCTAATCTCGTCCATCGGACTATAAACCCCAAAGCGACTTCTTTCCCCAGGGTACAGGTAATCAACGGCAAGGATGGCAAAGACGCTCAGATTGATTATGATAAAATCAACCAACTAATCCAAGCCCAGATAGCGGCCATTCCTAAGCCACAAAACGGCATCAATGGTCAGAATGGAACGAATGGACAATCTATTCAAGGAGCCCAAGGGACTCAGGGAGTTAGTATCCAAGGAGCTGTTGGGGCTACAGGTGCCGCAGGAAAGGACGGGCAAAATGGAGTTGATGGACTTACATTAGATGTCCAGGTAGATCCAAACACTTGCAAAATACAAAAGAAGTATACTGTAGCAGATTTTTGGATTTCTATTGCCCAACTCCCTAAACCCTGTGAGGTATTACCGTAATGGACCCCACGAATATTTCAGGGCTTGCAAGGTTTGCTCCCGAAGCCGCTGTGCTTACGATAGCAGGATACTTTGCTCTTAAGTGTCTGGTTATTTTCAGGGACATTGTAGACAAGATGAGTAATGAACAAAAAGAATCTTTACATGAACTCTCTAAAGCAATCCAGAAGAACACTGCTTCAAACGAAGAACTCATGAAAGCTAGTAAGGAGCAACACCAGTTCATGAAGAACTTGAACGGTAAGCTTACTAAAGCTACTAAACAAACCATGGAAGAGCACTAATGAGTGATGTTGACCTTAAAGAATATGTTGATAAACTCCGAGCTGCTGATTTGGACGCTGTAAAAGCCGCATTAACTTCAGCAGATAAACGGCTGGAAGGTATGAATGAATTTAGAAAAACCCTATCTGACCAAGCTGCTAAGTTTATAATTAGAGACGAATACTACGCGGCCCACCAGGCCTTAATAGATAAGATAGATGGAGTAATTGTAAGGATAGCAGCTCAAGAGGGAAGTAATAAAGGTTCAGAACTGACAAAGGCTAACATCATTGCTTACTTCGGTGTTGCAGTTGCTATTATCACGGTAATTGTAATTTGGGCTAATCACCGATAAGGTATAATATGATTATGATTAATCCGCAGCTTATTCACCAGAAGTACGTAGGACAATCTCTATCTTATGATAATATTCCGGCTAATAGGGGACAGTGTGTTCAGTGGGCTGAATACGTCCTGACTGACTCACAATACGGATACGGTTTGCAACCCTTCTACGGCAACGCTATCGACTGGTGGAATAACTTTGGCGGTGTGCTGGCTAAGAACTTCGATAAAATCACCGACGGTTCAATCAAAGCCGGAGATTTCGTTATCTTTAACCAGTTAGTCGGTTCTGTCTACGGACATATAGATATGGCTCTCCAAGACGGCACGATAGACAACTTCTTGGGAGCTGATTCAAACTGGGGAGGAAACCTCACCGTCCACCAAGTTCAGCACGTAGGTAGACAATATGTAATAGGAAGTTTAAGATTAAAAGGAGGCGCTATGAATAAACTAAGCGAAGACCAGTTCTATATGGCATTCCGGGGAATGCTAGGGCGTGACCCAACTGCCGCAGAGGCGGCTACATTTAGCCGTGACCCGACAGTGATTATACCGACGCTGTGGAATAACGGTTCTCAGACACGCTATAACCGTGATATGAGCCCGACCTCACCAGAATCCAAATTAAAAGAAATTAACCAAATATCCTCATGAAGAAACTAATCATCTCAATCTATCAGAAAGCACTCAGTAACCCGACTATTACTAAAGCACTACATACATTCCTTCAGAGCTTCGTAGCAACGTTTTTA